CAGCAAGATAGTAAACTCCCTAATAGTATGAAATCCACCCTCATTTGTCACTTCTTCACAATAGCCTATCCTGGCTTCTATCTGGAACATATTAGCCCCGTAAGCCCTATCAATGAAATTACATGCAATCCTATAAGCCTCTGTTGCGGTCATCCTTGCTCTCCTTTGATGGTACTGGAAGCTTAATTGCTCCCAGCACCTTAAATTGTATTTGCTCTGTTAGGGTACAGTCATTTCACGGCCTACTACAATGGCCTGACAGCTCAGGTGCACCTGGCATTTTGTAACCTAGTCTCGGTCTTCCGCATTGGATTCCTCTCTAGGTTGTCCCTTTGGGTGGTCTACACCCCTGTTCTAGTCCAAAATATGAATACCCCTTATGTATACCAAGTTATAGTTTAATAGTCTGAATTGTGCTATATATGTGTAGGATAAGGAAGAGAGTATGGCTATTGCCTCTCACTACCTATATTGGTTGCAACTGCGAAGCAGGGGCCTGTGGAAGCACCCCTACAATGACTAGCTGATGAGAGCTGTGAACTCTGCAATGTCAGCCTCTGGAACGACACAGTCCTCAGCACCTGAAGCAAAGCAGATTTGCCCTGTCTTGGTGTTGAATGTCATGTCACAGGTCTGAGTCTTGCTGGTCTTGATGGTCATACCCTTGCGAGATACCTTACCTGTGAAGAGAATGTCGTCTGTAAATTTGATAATAGACATGGTGTTGTCCTTTCATCTAAATTAATGGAAAATAACGAAACTTCATCATGTAAAAACACGATGCTAGGGGGTACTGGTTGTAAGGTTACACACACGCGATAGAGTTGTAATTTTTAAACAAATTCGGCACACGAATACTGTTACGTCACATTTTTTAAACAAATTGAGAGGGTTTTTGAGGATTTTTGCGATGGTCTGAAAATAAACAGATTTAAGCTATATATATATGGTTGGTAATGTTAAAGAAAGTTTATATAGTTTGCCTTAACCTCAGCGGTAGCAATCTACTCTAATAATCGTGCCAAAGCAAGGAAAAAAGTGAAATAAAGGAAATTTAACGTAATTAGATAGTTTAGCCTTAAAAGTTTAAGGTTGGACTATTATTTTGCTTAAAAATTTTAAGTGGTATAGGAAATATCTTGACTTGGGCTATTGACCTATAGTATATTGTATACATGAAATTCATTAAAGCCATTGTAAACTTCTTTAAACCTACTCCAGTTTTCTCTAAATGGGAAATTGCATATCAAGAGAATATGGCAGAGATTGCCAAGACTTACTTTCCTCAAACAAAAGATGAAATCAGGGCTTATGAGCTAAAGCTTTATTTTGGAATAGATGATGCCTCAAGTACATGAATTTACCAAACATGGTATAGCCGTAGAATGGCAGCCTATCCGCAGCAAGACTGACGGAACTTATGAGAAACACTATGTATTTGACTGCGTGTCGGACTTTGAGACATACTTCATGATGGAGCAGGGCGTTATCCCTGAATTGGTGGAGAATTGGCGTCACAGCAAAAAGGGTGACTGGGTGAGGGCTGATGATGGCGGTGTTTGTCAGGTACTTAGGCGCAAGGAGCATATTCCACACCCGAAGGATGGAAAGAAGCAGGGCAAGTACACATATGCGAAGAATGGCTACGTTGGCACTATAGTCGGCACATTTATAGCTAATGACAACATTAAGATGGACACAGACTTCCTCGCACACCCTACACGCTACAGCTTTAAGAAGGTTGACCCTTCAACATACGTTCCAAAGAAAAGACAATCAAGATTGGGAAATAAGAAGAGGGATTTCATAGCTCAAGTGGTGGTATTGTCACAGAGTATGAAATTCTACGAAATGCTTATCGTTGCCTACCAGCGGGCTTTTGGCTGGACTGGTTCGCCAATGAAGGCATATGAAAAAGGACTTAAACTTTTAAGGGATGAAACAGTCGTGAGAGTATTAGCAGACCAAATTAAAGCGGCCGCTGAAAAGCATGAAGTTGATGTGGACTTCATTATAGGCGGAATAAAGGGAATAGCCGAAGATTCTAACAGGGATGATGTGCGCCTTAATGCGTTTTTGTCTCTTGGTAAGATGATAGGTATGGATGATGATTCACAAGACCCTAACCAACTGCCTGAAGGATTCACTGGCTTTGGTCAGGACAAGCTTAGTGATGGCAAGGATGAGCCTAAGCGTGATGAGGCTGAAGAGGCCGACTTCACTGATATAGAGGCTGAGTTTGGCGTATCACTTACTGAAAAGCCCCAGATGCCTAAAATTGAACAACAGACAGTCACACCTGATGGTGATGACATAACAGCTTACAAATAAGGGAAACACAAGATGATTGAAAGTGCAGTATCAACAAATGTTGACAGGGATGAAGTGGAGGCCATAAAGGTTTCACAGCGTTTGAGTGCAAAAGATGGGATGCCTGAGTACAAGGCTCACAAAATTGTGCAGGCGTTGAAAATTGATGAGGCGAGAATAACGGTGAGTGGGACTCTTCTGATTCCAGAAAATAGAGACTATGACCCCTTCATCGTTACCCGTGCCTTTTCCTCTAAACACATGCCTGGTGGCGGTGGCTACTTTGTACGCTACAAAGATGGCTATGAGAGCTTTTCACCTGCTGAAGCTTTTGAAGAGGGTTATGACCCAATCAAGAGAACTGATGATGGCGATGTTGATGAAATCTCAATCGTTGAGGATGTGAAGCTTGAGTTACTTTCTACAAAGAAAGAATTGACCGAACTGAAGGCAGATTATGAGAATATGATTGCCGACCTAAAGAACACGAAGGACAGCCTTGCTGTGGCGGAGGATGCTGTATCAAGCCTCACTAAAGAGGCTGGACTGCTTGAGCAGACACTTCAGGCTTTTAAAGACCTCCCTCCAGTTCCCTCTGTGCCTACTCAAGCTCCAGATGAAAAGGTTGAAATTGACGACACTCCAGATTCTAATGCTGACGTTGAAGTTAAAAAGGCTCCAGCTAAAGCTAAAAAAGCTCCCGACAATAGAAAGAAATAGTCATGGCTGTAAAACTAAAACCAACTAAGGGTCGCTTCATTATGCGCCCACATAAGGCAGGTGAGGTGAAGACTGCAACTGGCATCATCATACCTCAAGCTGTAATGCCTGAGTTCGGTGAGGTTATGAGGGCTTTTGAAGTCATTAGTGTTGGCAAGCCTCTTGAGAGTAATGAGTATGAAATGCCTAAGAAGGGTGACAATGTATTGTGTCCACACTTTGCAGGGCAGGAAATACGCCTTAATGACCTTGAATACCGCCTTTGTCAACCAGAGCAAATCTGGGCACACATAGATGGTTATGTAGCACAGGAAGATGCTGAGAAGGTCGGTAAGGTCTAATGGGTGTCAGACTCACAGATAGCGAACTCTTTTGGGAACTCGATGCTGAGTTGCGTAAGGGTGGTAGTGTATCTATGAGTGGTAGTAATTTTGTTGTTAAGAACCGCAGGGATGAACCTTTCTATGGGGATTCCCTGCAAGTGGCTGTTAGCCGTATGGTTGAGAGCTGGGAGGAACACGAAATGTTTCAGATGCCAAAATGACGCCAATACCTTTTCATTGCCACGACTGTGAGGCTCCTACTATGAACAAGAATGGTTTATGTGACGACCATCAGCCTCACCTTCCTGAACGTGCTGTTGCTTCTAAGAAAGCTAATAGTGCAGAGCGATTGGGCGAAGCCCAGACAATTAAACTAAGCGACTTATCGCAAAGCGAATAATGGAAACACTAAGCCCTATAGCGCAAGTCAAGCCTATTGTAACTCCGAAGGAGTACAAAGAGGAGTTAAAGACTGGCAAGATAAAAACATTCAATATCCTTAAAGGTAATCCCTCTAAGGAAGAGCGAATGCTCTATATGGCTTTTAGGAAAACAGTAGTGTTTGGCAAGATGTTCCTTGCAGGTGACTTTATGAAGTCAGAGACACCATTCTTTCACTACGAAATATGTGACGAATTGGATTCAGATAGTGAGAAACCTCTAGCTGTAATCCTTCCGAGAGAAAGCGCAAAAACAACCCTTGTCAAAGGTAGTATCTTACATGACTTCTTCTTTGCCAAACTTGCTTTTGACTGGGGCTGGCGTGACTATGACGAAAAGTTATTCTATGTTTGGGTAGCTAAATCACAGAAGGACTCATTTACAAATGTTGAATACATTGCTATGCACCTCGAAGGGAATCAGAAGTTCAAGCGTTACTGTCAAAATTGGAAAGGAAAAACTTGGAACAAGGAAGAACTTGTCCTTTCAAATGGCTGTAGGCTCTCATCATTCTCCACTTTACGCTCCGCTCGCGGACAAACACTTCCTGACATTGAGAAGGGTGCGCAAAGAATATCTAGGGCATTTATTGATGATGCCGAAAACGAAGAAAACACCAAAACTGCCAAGTCGAGAGATAGTCTTAAAGACAGCTTGCTCAATGGACTTCTGCCTGGAATTGAAAAGAACTTCCCAAGACGAAGAATGATTTTTACAGGTACACCTGTCCACTTTGATGCTATGGCTCAGAATCTTCTTGATGACTGGGCTACGGTGACAAAAGAGGGAACTGAAGAGTCGTTCCCCTGGAAGGTGATTACCTACAAGTCTACACAGCCTACAATGCCTGGAGGTGTCCTATGGCACTCTCACAGACCTAGAGCCGTACTAGACCAGATAAAAGCTGTCTATCAAAAAGGGCCAAGGGGTGTATCTGGCTACAATCAAGAATATGAGTTGGAGGTACAGTCAAGTGAAGATGCTAAGTGGACTAAGGAGCACATTAGATTCCATGATGGACAGTACATGTTTATCGAAGGTCAAAGTTATTTACACTTTAATGGTGACATGTTTCCTGTTAATGTATTCGTTGGCTGTGACCCTGCTACTGATATTGATAACAATAGTTCTGACTATTCAGTTATTATGGCGGTGGCTGTTGACGCGCAGGGGCGGAAGTATGTACTTGAATATGAACGTCACCGCTCCATACCTACTGCTGGAAGACGAGAACCCAAAATAGTCGATGGTGAGATAGTTGACTATGAACTGATAGGCAAGATGGGTGTTGTTGACTACCTTGTTGACTTTGCTAAACGCTACAATATACAGGGTGGTCGCATAGAGGATGTTGCGATGAATCGTAGTGTCTTTAGTGCGCTCAATGACTTGAAGCAGAAGCTTAATGCTAACTATGCTATATATGCACCACACGCTCCAGGGGGAACGAACAAACACAATAGAATTTACTCTCATTTATCAACTGACTTTTCCAACGGGATGGTATTCTACAGGAAGAATCATTATGAATTAATAGATGAGACTTGGAAATTTGGGCCATTCATGGCGCATGATGATACGATAGAAGGGTTCTTCTACGCTTGCGTTGGCTCTTATCCGCCACGACCGAAGAGAGTTACTAAGCAGGGTGTTGGGAATAATACAAACAACCACCTTGTTAGGGTACAACGTCTTAACAACCACATTAATAAACCGAAGCGCAAAAGAAGTTGGAGAACTATGTAATGGCTTTACAACAGTCAGTACCACATGCAAAGGTAGCTACTGCTCACAGCAATAGGCAACTCATTGAGTTTGCTAATAATGGGCGAAGGAACAAATGGCTCGGAGACTTACATAAGGGTGAACGCTTTTATGAAGATGAGCAAATTGATGAAGATGAATTGGAGGATTTAGAAGATGCAAATATGCCAACTTTTACGTCTAATAGGTCTACTCCTGTTATTGATACCCAAAAGTATTTTATAACTGCTAACAACCCACGTTGGTCTGCTACTGGTCGCGGAGGTGATGACTCCATGATTGCAGGTGTAGCCGCTAGACTAATGGACTATTCCTTTGAGCAATCAAATGGCAAGATGCATATGGGTCAGGTCGCCTTAGACATTCTTACGAAGTCCAAAGGTGTTCCTTATTTATATGTTGACAAGGATGCAGACAGGGGAATGGGTGAAGTCATGTTTGGGACTATCAATCCTGAAGATGTATATGAAGACCCAACTTGTCGTGATATGTTTGCTAGAGATGCCGCTTGGATTCAGGTAGCTCGCAATATGTCAAAGACGAGCATATCGAATAAACTGCCACAATTTCACAAGGAAATATGGGCCGCTTCAGGTGCTGCTCTTACTGATACTGGTGGCGATGGAACGAAGGAAACTAAAAATAGTCAGGTTAATGCAGATGCAATTAATGGCTATGATGGTCAGTATGAGGAAGTAATTCCATACATCGAAACA